ATGGCGCTGTCTGATGCGTGGTTGCGTTCAGTCGTTGGAAAGGAACGTGATAAGGTTTTGGTTAAATCCGATCGTGATGGTCTGTCTGTCAGAGTATCACCGAAAGGTCGCGTAGTGTTCCAATATCGTTATCAATGGGCAGGGAAAGGTGAGCGCCTTGATATCGGAACTTACCCGGCAACTGGATTAAAAGAGGCCAGAGAAGAAGTTATCCGTCTCCGTGGTGAACTCGAGTCAAGCCGCAATCCACGATTAGTCAAGCAGGCTGAAAAACGAAAAGCTACTGAAGCCATGACGGTAGAGTCTGTGATCCGTGCCTGGTATGAAGCATATTGTGTAAAAAATAAAAAAGGTTCTGAACAGATACTCCGCTCGTTTGAGCTGCACCTGTTCTCTAAAATCGGGAATATCCCTCACGATGCAGCTACATTGCATGATTGGTTAGAAGTCCTGGAGCCTCTTAGCACCAAGACTCCAGCAATAGTAGACCGATTGCTAATTAACGCAAAGCAGGCTCATGTCTGGGCGTATAAGAGAAAGCTCATTGAAACTCGCCCACTGTCGGATATCACGGGTAAAGATATGGATATCCGTAAAGGTCAGAAAAAACGGTTTCTGACACATGATGAAATTAACATCCTTTATGCTGCGATCGATGGTTCTCGAATGGTTCCTAAATACCGAGCCTTCATTAAACTATTGCTGCATTTTGGTTGCCGTAGTTCAGAGCTAATTACTGCTAGGGTGGATGATTTTGATTTCATAAATAAGGTATGGACTGTACCACCAGAACGACATAAGACTGGGGACATAACAGGCGAACCGCTAAAGCGGCCCATTATTGAACCGGTTGAAGAGCTTATAAAATACGTTATCTCTATGAACAACGGTTCCGATATGCTTTTTACTAAGGAAGGAAGCAGGGAGCCAGTTGGTCGGACATCATTGCAGTCGCTGCCTTACAATTTAATGCAGTTCGCATGGCGACGTTTGGGGTATCAATTTCCTCATTGGTCTCTTCATGATTTGAGACGAACAGCACGAACAAACTTTTCTGATCTTACTGCTCCTCATATTGCTGAAATAATGCTTGGTCATAAACTGCCAGGTGTATGGCAAGTTTATGATAAGAGCGATTATCTAGAAGAACAGCGTAAAGCTTACTGGGCATGGTGGGAGAGGGTTGAATCGATCGTTACTTGTACTGACTTAATCTCCAACGGACAGTTTGCGTAGCCAGAGCGTAATCATATCTGCCAGTCCGCTGCGGATACCTTGTGTACTGGGTTTTTAGCCAGACTACGTTAACCGGTAGCTTCAGTATTTGGGGTGTCGGCAGGAGTTTGATGGTTTATTGGGTTACTGTGGGACTAAGGATGTAGGGATGCCAATCGATGAATTATGAAAAATATCATAGCACAAACAGAAGCAAGGGTTTGCGAACCTTCTGCTACTTAATTTATTATGTGCAGGTGATTTTTAATGTGATGAAGTGTTTTATGACTCGCGGAAACTTTGATTTTATAAACTCTAACGTGGTTTTCTCAGAAGCCGATAAGTCATTGTGGATTGATCTCATTAACACCGATTGTATTTGGTATGATATGATAATTAATCCTCCTGATGATATAAGAACAAATAAGATAATAAAGAACTATCTCAGAATTATGGAAAAATATACGAGGGAAAGCTGTGAAAAGAGATTTATTTATTTCTTAGGTTCAAGAAAAAAAGTGAGGTTTTCAACCAAGAAACAGCCTAGGTATAACCCATTCACAAAAAATATAGTATTCACTCTGTTGATTGGCAAAGAAGAGCGAAAGCTTCGGATAAAATATTCCTTTTGCACGTTTACGCAGAATGGGGTAGTGAAGGTAACTCCAAATGTTAGAGTAACTGAGAAGTTTCTCTACATTGAATATGAAAATGGCAATTTATGTGTGATGTCAGTTCATGATTTCGTAAACGGACATTATATTGATTTAGGAATTCATACAGAAGTGCATTACGTAGGATATACACGTCATCCGCATCGGCGCCCTGTTGATTTTATTCACCGTGGCTTATCAAAGATGCTGTATAGCGTTTCAAATGACGATAATGATTTTTTTGTTTGTTTTAGTATATTTAATCCAAGGATTATATCTCTGAATAATAAATGTAATGTGGTCTTTAATATTTCAAATTCTCTACTGGATGAAATTGATGTTGATAATGAGGGGAGAATTATTGAAAACTGCTTAATACGTTACTTTGATCCTAAGCTTCAAGATGATGACAAGGAAAGTAAAAGGTCAGATTTAAATAAAATGTTTATGGACCTGGTGGAAAATAAAAAAATTAAAAAAATATACGTTAATTTTCAATATGAAAGGAATAATGAGTATTTCTGCTTTTACTCTAAAGTTGTTCCGCCGAAATTTCATCATTTCTTTGTGTTGGATTTTTCTGATGGCAAGATAAATATTGATAGAGACCAGGATATGATGACTCAGATGGCATTGTGCATGGGGTATTATAATTATTAATATTTCGCCTGATGCCAACTCAAAATCTTTTTTGTCGCATCCATTGTGGATTAATATTCAGAGGTAAGGGGTATCTGCGGAATTTATATTTTGCAGGATGAGCATACAATACATGATATAACATCTGTTTTTGGCACAGAGCATATAGTCAGATTATGTTTAGTTCTGTGCCATAGATGGATATTATCTCACCTCTTGGCTAACTCTCATTACTCAATAACTCCAGCAAATCTGTATATTTTGCGTGATGCCCATTTATTTGGGCAGGATTTAATATCAGGATCTGGAAAATCTGGCCTGTATTTCTGGCCTGTCCTCCTGTTTACGCTGTTCCAGCGAAGCACCGTCGATATTGAAACGCCACAGAATTCGGCGACTTGTTTTGTTGTCATTAAGTTGCTCATTGCTACCCCTCCAGCGGTTGTTCAGTTGAAAGACTCATGCGCATGTGCGTAACTCCGATAACTCGTTAAAGCGTTCCATAAACATCCCGTAGGCATGGCCTGGCGACAGTGGAATAACTTTGAACATCTCTGTGGCAGAGATGCCTTCCAGTACTGGCCAGAAAGAGCCATCCTCAAGCCCGAGATCGCGGCGTTCGGTTGCCAGCATGATGAGATCGGCATATTTCACGGGTGTACTCATAACCGGGGGTAACCCGTATTTCTCACGGATTACTGTGTCTATTTTTTCTTCCATCCGTTTATAGTCAGGAAGAAAGCGTTTCAGTGGTGCGGGGATGTCCTGGCAATACGCTTCTGTTGCATCATGCATTAACGCTTCAAAAGCAAATTCCTGCGGTACCAGCTGGCTGCAAAGCACCGCATGTTGGGCGACGCTGTAGAAGTGTGAAAGATGACCGGCAAAGCGACAGATATTTGAAAGGGAAACCGCGATATCGTTAATATCGATGTCGTCTTTATTTATCCTGTCATAATAAAAATGCTTCCCGGAAAAAGTTTTAATAAATGACATTTTGTTCTCCACGTATATGCGTTGCACCGTGCTGAATTCTGGTAAAAGGAAGCCCTCACCATCTGGCGATTATTGGGTAAATTATGTTGACATAAATGCCCCCGCAGGGGCATTTGCAGTAATGAAATCAGGCGGTGAAAGTACCAATAAAGGTTTCTACTTTGCTGTCTTTGAATTTCTCAACAAGCAGATCACGAAATTCGTTAGCCATTTCTTCCTGCACCGCTTCCAGCTGAATAATGCGCAGAACCAGTACAGGACGATCGCCAGTGATAATGCTGAGGCGTAATTTAAACGGACGTTCTTTCAGACCTTCAAACGGAACGCATTTAAATTCAAATGCCACTGGCATAATGTCTTTGGTCTTCGCTTCGACAGACTCCATCAGGGAGCGTTTGCCGCTGAAGTCATTATCTTCAAAATCAGCGGTCTGGTTCGCTTCAATTGTGATTTTACGGATCGCCGCAGCCGCTTTGGTTGCCTGAATGGCGTCACCATTAGCATCAAAGCCCACAAGGTAGTCGGCCCAGTCTTCAATCCATTCTGCCAGTGACTTCTGGGAGTTACGCTCGCCGTTAACAGACAACAGGGCAGAGAACGGTGCTGTCTTTTTCAGTTTGAGAGTGGCGGTGTTATCTGCGTGACCTGGTTCATCAATAGTACCCAGGTTAAGCACACTGACTGCTCGCATATTATCGGCATCGATAAAGCAGCGGGTGCCTTCATCTGCAAGATCTTTAGAATAACGGGTAAAGTCATCGATGCTGGCAGTGGAAAGCGCACCACGGAAACGGAAGCGATTTAAATTAAATTTTTCCAGATCATGAATGCGGAAATTCTCAGGCAATGCCACAGCATCGGCACCAATCTTACTGATAATTTCATTAACACCCTGAGCAGAAATAAGGGCATGGATTTGATTAATTGCGGTTGCGTCTAAGTTCTGAGACATAATAAGTCCTCACTATATAAAGATATTCAGTGATGAGATAAATAATCGGTTAATTAAGAACGATATTAATGACCTGCTGCGCGGAGTTTTCCGTCAGGTTCACCGGCAAGAGTCAGTAATTGTCCCTGGTCTTCCTGCAGAATAGTCAGGCGACCACCGCGATTGACATACATCGGCGTTTCGGTGGTGTCTTCTTCGGAAATTTTCCCGCGGTTAGTCGGGCGAACATATGAGAGTTTGTGTTTGATTTTCACACGGTTCTCATCAAATGGTTCGATTTCCAGGTTGAGTGAGACCTTACCTTTGGTTTTCGTGTTCATCACACCTGAAGCGACTTCACTGAGAACTGCGCCGATTTTGGTTTCAAATACGCCGCCGTCCAGCTCCCCGATAAATGCCCGCACATCAGTACTGCGTTCGCTAGCCATTTTGCTGCTCCTCATCATATCGACCCTGCAAGGTCGGTTGGTTTCTCCACAAAACAGAGAAGAACACCTGCGGTGGCAGCCGCCCGGATGGATTGGGTTATGAGCCCGTCGTCCGGTGATGCTCTTCTCTGTTTTGTAAAAAGAGCGGTACCAGCCGGAAGCAAGTGTACAAACTGGTACCGCCAAAGCAGTGGCTGTTGTGGTGACCGGTGCTGATCTCCGGCTTGCGGTTATTTCAGACTCTCACGGGTGTTTAATTGCCCCGCCGAACAGCTCTTTTCCGCAATAGCTGCAATGTCTTTCGCGCATCAGCCTGCGCATTCACCACAACGCTGAGAGCACTTAGCCAGTTACGGCACCACACTTTGTCGCGGTTCCATAAATGCCCTCATCGTTGCACCCTGGTCTCTTCCCAGGTGTCAAACCGAACCGCCACGCAGGTTAGGCGTCTTATCAGCATCATCATTGACTTGCACATTCCGGCTACCTGGTTTGTTTGTCCGAGCAGGGAGTGGATTGTCCCCTTTAACGTCCCCAGACCGCTAACGACGCATGTGCCATACGCCGTGTTACAACCAAATTTTGTTTGAATCTTGCCTGCCTCATGTTTCTTTTGGATACATTATGTATCTCATGGGTACATTGTCAAGTATAAAAAAACCTGCCGAAGCAGGTTCATAAATATTGATTAGGCCTTTATTGTGTATCTTCTTGGTTTTCCCGAGAAAATCACTGTACCAATTATAGAGCAATTACCGTTAATCTTAATGTAAGGCTCAGGCCAGTTTGGGTTTAATGCTTTGAGATAACGCTGTGTTCCATCTTCTATCAATCGCTTGAAGGTGGTTTCGCCTGTATCGTGCATCAATGCAATAACGTCGTCACCGTGGCAGGCAGGGACTTCGGGATCAACAAAAATCATGTCTCCAGGGCGGTACTCATCAATCATTGAATCACCAATCACCCGCAAGATATAAGTCATTTCGCCACAGGGTACAGGGCAGGGATACGTTTCTGCTGTGCTCAAATCAACCTCAGAATAGCCAACTTCTTTCCATGCTCCGGCCTGTACCCATGATATGACAGGGACTAACGTTATTTGTTTGTTAGTGATTGAAACATCAGGTTTTTTTGTGATGTTCGTTGTCTGGTGTTCTTGATCAAGCCATCCGACAGGCAGGTCGAAACATTTTTCGATGTGCCGTGCCATGCTGTCACCGATATTTTTAGTAGCGCCATCCCCCATAAACCTGCTGGTTTGGGTTGGCTCGCGATCAATCATGGTGGCAAAGGATGAATTTCCGCCAACACCATCTCTCAGTTTTCTGGCGTTAGACCGCCGGATGTCATGGATTGTTTTCATAACGAAATTAAAACCTTTGTACCGATAAGGTACAAGTATCTTGAAGGTTCATTTCAATCATGTAATATGTATACCGGAGGTACATATTGTATGAAAGCGTATTGGGACTCTTTAACCAAAGAACAGCAGGGCGAGTTGGCCGGAAAAGTTGGCTCAACACCTGGCTACTTACGGCTGGTTTTCAATGGTTATAAAAAAGCCAGTTTTGTGCTGGCGAAAAAACTTGAGCAATGCACGTCAGGTGCAATTACGAAATCTGACTTAAGACCGGATATCTATCCGAAAGATTAACAGAACACCTTCAATTTTTAACCACAGAACGATGAGGCTAACCGTGGGTAAGTATCACTGGAAAGTAGAAAAACAGCCTGAGTGGTACGTGAAAGCTGTCAGAAAAACTATCGCAGCGTTGCCGGGTGGTTACGCTGAAGCAGCTGACTGGCTGGATGTAACAGAGAACGCATTATTTAACCGCCTTCGTGCCGATGGCGATCAGATTTTCCCGCTGGGATGGGCAATGGTTTTACAGCGCGCGGCTGGCACTCACTACATTGCGGATGCTGTCGCACAGTCTGCTGGTGGGGTGTTCGTATCGCTTCCTGAAATTGAGGAAGTAGAGAACGCCGATATAAACCAGCGCCTGCTGGAAGTCATCGAACAGATCGGGAATTACTCAAAGCAGATTCGTTCGGCAATCGAAGATGGGGTCGTGGAGCCACACGAGCAGACAGCAATTAATGATGAGTTGTATCTGTCAATTTCGAAGCTCCAAGAGCATGCAGCACTGGTCTACAAAATCTTTTGCGCTCCAGAAAAGAGTGACGCCCGCGAGTGTGCAGCTCCGGGCGTCGTGGCGTTTTGTGTCTGTGGAGAAACTAACGCATGAACAGTTTAACGGCAAATAACCGTTTGTCGCAACAGCTGGTGGTCAGTGTCGCTGAACACCTGTTGTTACGGCATGAATGCAGATTACCAAATTACCTGGCTGTAAGTAACCACAGAGAACTTTACCTGACTGTGGGGGGCGAGTTGTGCGGGAACTTAACCGCTGGTTTCGTGACGGAAGAGGGCTTTATGTCCATGTTATTCGTTGGGAACCAGAAACACAGCGCGTTATCTATCTTCGCAAAGACTACCCGCATGAGTGCTTTAGTCCTTTGTGGAAATTCAGGCGTGATTTTGTTGAGTGTGAAGGACCACCAGCACATTGATTCTGCCATTCCGGGACGTTACACTGTTCAGGCACCTTATAAAGCGGGTGACGGGATTGGCGTCCTGGAAATGTTATCGGCGATATATGACGCGCCAGCGTCTTTTTTATCGTCTGCGTCTGTGCACACCCAAATTATGGTGGGCTGGACGGGGGCACCGAAAGGTGCGCCGGTTTCCGATAACGCCGGTTACGCCAACCCCGTTCAGTTCACCACCAGCGAAATTGGCGTTTCCGGTGGTGAAGGTAATTCACTGTTATCGGAGGCTGCCATCATGGCTACTGTCCCAGCCCTCACTCGTCTGAATGATGAAGACTTACATAAACTCAGTTATGTAACAACTGCACTACGTGCTCTGCGCAAGGTAACTCTTTCGGATCCGCAGGCGCATCAGGTTTTGGTAGAAACCCTTCTTAACTTGCAGGCTGAACGTATTCGTCTGGCGGATAAGGCTAATTTTCATATTCACCGTCTCCTGAATATCAGCGGAGGGCATCGTCATGCTTAATCCGTTGATCCTCAATATTTGCCGTTTGCTTCAGCGTAAAAAAACATCAATTCCTACAGTTGGGCAGTGGTACACCACGCCTGCAGGGCATGTTCTACGTGTTAGCCTGGTTGACCGTGAATGTCAGAAGGTGATTTGTGAACCGCTGGGCCGTAATTACCGCATCAGTATGCCGCTTATAGCCTTTTGCTCCGGAAAAAACATGAAGCATCTCGGAGGTGCAGCATGAGTATGGAGCTGATGGTTAAAGCGATGAAAATTCGAGTGGGTAATCCATTGCGAAAACTGGTTCTGATCAAGCTGGCTGATAATGCCAGCGATCAGGGTGAGTGCTGGCCCAGCTACCAGCATATTGCTGACCAGTGCGAGATTAGCAAACGTTCTGTGATGAATCATATTGCGGCCCTTTGTGATTCCGGGCTGGTAAAAAAAGTCACCCGGAAAGGTGAAAAAGGTAACTCAAGTAATATCTATCTCCTTCATCTTGATGGTGCAGGAGATTCACTAGGGGGTAGTGCAAATAATTCACTATCTGGTGCAGCAAATTCACCAGGTAGTGCAGGAGTTGCACCAGGGGGTGGTGCAGGAGATTCACCCAGAACCAGTCACTCTTTTGAACCAGTCAAAGAACCAGTCAATGAACCAATAGCTGTTGGTGCATCTGCTGATGAGTCTGTGCGAGTTCGTTCAAACCGACCGGAATACTCTCCGGAGTTTGAGCAGGCATGGCTGGCATACCCCAAACGTGCTGGTGGCAATTCAAAATCTGCAGCCTTCAAAGCCTGGAAAGCCCGTTTGAATGAGGGGGTAAAACCCGAAACCATGCTGGAAGGTGTGAAACGCTACGCGGGCTGGGTATCTGCGATGGGTAACAGCGGCACACAATTTGTGAAACAGGCTGTCACGTTCTTTGGTCCGGATCGTCATTTCGAAGAATCCTGGGAAGTTCCTGCGGTATCTGCAGCCAGACGCGAGGACCCGTACTTCAAAGCCAGTTACGACAACGTGGACTACAGCCAGATCCCGGCAGGATTCAGGGGATAATCATGAGTCTTTTGAATGAAGTTCAGAAATTCATTGAAGCCCATCCGGGGTGTACTTCCGGAGACATTGCGGATGCTTTTGCAGGTTACTCACGGCAGCGCGTTCTGCAGTCTGCAAGCAAGTTACGTCAGAGTGGGCGTGTGGCTCACCGTTGTGAAGGATATACACGCAGACATTTCCCGCGCCTGACTGAGAGAGCGCAGGAGCCGGAACCACAACCAGTTCGTGAAACCAGACCTGTGCGCAATTTCTATGTCGGCACTAACGATCCCCGGGTGATTTTGTGCCTGACCCGCCAGGCTGAAGAACTGGAGTCCAGGGGCTTATACCGTCGTGCTGCAACCGTGTGGATGGCGGCATTCCGTGAAAGCCACTCCCAGCCAGAACGAAACAATTTTCTGGCACGTCGTGAGCGGTGCTTACGGAAAAGCAGCAAGCGCGCTGTATCGGGTGATGAGTGGTATCTGTCAGGGAATTACGTGGGGGCTTAATGAGTAATAAATATTGCCAGGAGCTGGTGGAGCTGCGGAACAAACCAGCCCATGAACTGAAGGAAGTGGGCGATCAGTGGCGCACGCCGGATAACATTTTCTGGGGAATTAACACCCTGTTTGGCCCGTTTGTCCTGGATCTGTTTACTGACGGTGATAACGCCAAATGTACCGCGTATTACACGGCGGAAGACAACGCGCTGGCGCATGACTGGTCAGAACGTCTTGCGGAGCTTAAAGGTGCTGCCTTTGGTAATCCCCCATACAGCCGCGCCAGTCAGCATGAGGGGCAATACATCACCGGCATGCGTTACATCATGAAACATGCCAGTGCCATGCGTGATAAAGGCGGGCGCTATGTTTTCCTGATCAAAGCTGCCACCAGCGAAGTGTGGTGGCCGGAAGATGCAGATCATATTGCTTTTATTCGCGGGCGTATTGGTTTTGAACTGCCTGCCTGGTTTATCCCGAAAGATGAGAAGCAGGTGCCGACAGGCGCTTTCTTCGCTGGTGCTATTGCTGTTTTCGACAAGACCTGGAAGGGACCGGCAATCAGCTACATCGGGCGCGATGAACTTGAGGCATGTGGTGAGGCGTTTCTGGCGCAGGTTCGCCAGCAGGCGGAAAAACTGGTCAGGGAGATGGCGGCATGACGACTTTAACTCAATGCCAGCAGCAGGTGCTGGATATGCTGATTTCTTATCAGAAAGAACGTGGCTTCCCGCCAACCAATCAGGAGGTGGCAACCATGCTGGGATACCGTTCAGTGAATGCAGCGGTGGAGCATCTTCGCGCACTGGAGAAAAAAGGCGTCATCACGATAAAGCGTGGTGTGGCCCGGGGGATCACGCTTCATACCGTGGTGAAGGACGACGACAGCGAGGCGGTCGGGATTATCCGCTCACTGCTTGCCGGTGAGGAAAACGCCAGGCTGCGTGCAGCCCACTGGTTACATGAGAGGGGCCTGAAAGTATGAAGCTGATCCTGCCTTTTCCGCCCAGCGTGAACACGTACTGGCGACACCCCAACAAAGGGGCGTTTGCTGGTAAGAGCCTGATAAGCGCGGCGGGGCGAAAATTCCAGAGCGCGGCGTGTGCAGCAATAGTTGAGCAGTTACGTCGTCTGCCAAAACCAACGTCGGCACCTGCTTCAGTGGAGATCGTGTTGTTTCCTCCGGATAACCGGATCCGCGATCTGGACAACTATAACAAGGCGCTGTTTGACGCCCTGACCCACGCGGGTGTGTGGGAAGACGACAGTCAGGTGAAAAGAATGCTGGTGGAGTGGGGACCGGTTATCCCGGAGGGGAAGGTCGAGATCACTATCAGTAAGTACGAAAAAGCGAGTTGCAAATTAGCAACTCGGTAACGGAATTGAGCAACACCCTAAATTTGGGTATTACCTCGTTAAAGATACTGTATTTATGAACAGTGTATCCTTGATAACTATTAAAAATCGCAGTAAGTTCATCCTGCATCAACGAAAAGGGAGTGCAGTCCCGCTCGTGGATAAAAATTTGTGGAGAAACCAATGAATCAGTTGCTTGTAATTGATGGCGTTTCTGTGCGCCAGTACTTCGAATCTAACTACTGTCTTAACGACCTTCAGAAAGCTGCTCTTCTTGCCGCTGGTGAGAATCGCTCCTCCCGTTCGCTGGAAGTTCACGAGTTTATGCGTCGTCCTGAAACGAAGGCTCTTGTGGAATTATTGGAAGAAGAAACTACGGGAGATTCCCGTAGTATTCCTGTCATCACCATTCAGGGGCGCAATGGTGGGACGTATGTCTGTAAAGAGCTGGTCTATGCATATGCAATGTGGATCAGCCCGGCATTCAGCTTAAAAGTGATACGTACTTTTGATGCGCTTCATAATTCATCACCAGAAGAAACCACATCCGACAAAATTAAATCCGGGGTCATTCTGCTTGAATCAGCAGCAAAGACTCTAAATCTGTCAAACTCCTCGAAACTTGGTGCATACCAGAAATTATCAAAGGTAGCTGGTCTTCCTGAACTTATGCCGATCTATGCCATTGATGCACCTGCTGATGCGCCAGATGGTTCAAGCCGCCCTACGCTGTCGCTGAGTGCACTGCTGAAGCAGTATGGTATCCGCCTGACGGCTAATCAGGCATATCACCAGATGGCGAAGCTGGGGATCGTTGAACAACGCGAACGATACAGTCGTACCGCGATTAACAACATCAAAAAATTCTGGTCGCTGACCGCGAAAGGCTGCATGTTCGGCAAGAACATCACCAGTCCTGCAAATCCGCGCGAGACGCAGCCGCATTTCTTCGAATCCCGATTCCCTGAGCTGTTAAAGCTGCTCGATACCGTTCATTGAGGTGACCGTGAGAGCACTACTGACCCCTGAAATTGCCCCGCGTATGGGGATCGTATTGTTCAGACCAGGTTCAGAGCTGATGCCCTTGTTTATGCAGGGGCGTGTCCTGCTGGAGCCTGAGCCGGAACGTTATTCATCTTTCGCCAGTGGTGCCGTTCCGGCGGCATCACAACCGCTGGCGGATGATCCTGCCGTTCGGGCCGTGTTCCGCAATGAGGCAGTGATCCGTCGTGCTGGTGGCGTGGAATGTCTTGAAAGCTGGTTACTTCGTGAAAAAGGCTGCCAGTGGCCTCATTCCGACTGGCACAGCGAGAATATGACAACAATGCGACACGCTCCGGGCGCAATCCGTCTGTGCTGGCACTGCGATAACCAGCTGCGCGATCAGTTCACGGAACGGCTGGAATCAATGGCAACGGATAACTGTGCCCGCTGGGTGTTGTCTGTTGTGCGTCGGGATCTCGGTTTTGATGACAGTCATGTTGTGACAATGCCGGAACTGTGCTGGTGGCTGATTCGTAATGATCTGGCGGATGCCTTACCGGAAAGTGCAGCCCGTAAGGCACTGAGATTACCGAAGCCTGTTGTGCCGTCTGTTACCCGGGAAAGTGACCTTGTGCCTTCGGTTCCTGCCACCAGCATCATCCAGGATAAGGCGAAAAAGGTGCTGGCGCTGAAAGTGGATCCGGAGTCGCCGGAGTCTTTTATGTTACGCCCAAAACGTCACCGCTGGGTTAATGAAAAGTACACGCGCTGGGTTAAGACGCAGCCGTGCGCATGTTGTGGAAAACCTGCTGATGATCCCCACCACCTGATAGGCCACGGTCAGGGGGGAATGGGTACAAAAGCGCATGACCTTTTTGTGTTGCCTTTGTGCAGAAAGCATCACGACGAGCTGCATGCGGATACCGTGGCATTTGAAGAGAAGTATGGCTCCCAGCTGGAGCTGATATTTCGTTTTATCGATCGTGCGCTGGCAATAGGCGTACTGGCGTAAGTGGAGAACGAGCATGAACCTTGAAGCCTTACCAAAATATTACTCCCCAAAATCTCCAAAATTGAGTGATGACGCACCGGCGACAGGCTCTGGTGGTTTAACGATTACGGATGTGATGGCTGCGCAGGGGATGGTGCAATCGAAAGCACCGCTTGGGTTTGCCTTATTCCTGGCAAAAGTTGGTGTTCAGGATCCTCAGTTTGCGATTGAAGGTCTGCTCAATTACGCGATGGCACTGGATAACCCGACATTGAATAAATTGAGTGAAGAAACCCGGCTACAGATTATTCCTTACCTTGTGAATTTTGCCTTTGCTGATTATTCCAGGTCTGCGGCAAGTAAGGCTCGTTGTGAGCATTGTGCTGGTACTGGATTTCATAATGTATTGCGCGAAGTGGTGAAACACTCCAGAAGCGGGGAATCTGTTATCAAAGAAGAGTGGGTGAAGGAACTATGTCAGCATTGTCATGGTAAGGGAGAAGTCAGCACAGCGTGCAGAGGGTGTAAGGGTAAAGGTATTGTCCTGGATGAAAAAAGGACCCGGCTTCATGGCGCGCCTGTTTATAAGATTTGTGGGCGTTGCAATGGAAACCGGTTTAGTCGTTTACCAACGACACTGGCGCGGTGTCATGTCCAGAAGCTGGTACCAGACCTGACTGATTATCAGTGGTACAAAGGATATGCAGATGTCATTGATAAACTGGTTACAAAGTGCTGGCAGGAAGAAGCATATGCTGAGGTGCAATTAAGAAAAGTGACGAGATAAATGATTTTCGCCGAAGATGGCGACGTAATGCTTGCATTTTTCAAAAAATATGGATAAAATTCTTTCAACGATGGGCTTTATATACCCGACGTTAAGAAAAAGTAGAAAACCCGCTGATGAGCGGGTTTTTGTGCTTTAAATAGGGTAATAGAGATGTTGAATCTCATTCCGGGATTCATGTTTGTTTACTTATTATTTATCGGGTGACTTTGCCTGATGTTTAAAATGTTTTCTTCCAGTGCTATGTCCCTAGATACAATGAGTCTGCATATTACATTATTAGCAGAGCTATTACGGTCAAAGTACAGCATAAGCTTTTAAAGCCAATCAACCAGTCATCAAGACAGACGGGGTTATTCATGAAAACTCTCCATGTTTGATTCGATGGGGCCTGAAATTAAAGCTTTAATATAGCTCATGAAAGGTAAACATTGGCAGCTGAAGGGCCACGCAGACCATTTATCCGGCAAAATTCCACGCGTAATCCGGTGGTAATTTCTTCTGCATCGCGGAGATTGAGCGCTGAAACATGAAGCTGGACATCGATACGACCATCGGATGGGGTGATAAGACCCTTGCCGCTTTTGCCGTCAAAGGTTTTGACAATTCCTGTCATTTTACGGGACAAAAAAATTCCTTAATACTGATAACTGGGCGCACTATACACACGTTCCTGAAGAAAGCTATAGTTTTTTGATGGGGTTGAAGATGGCTGGATGTCTAAAATAAACATTGCTTCATATGTTCAACTATGCGTTAATGATTGCGTCGGTTTGAAGAACAGACGATATACGAAGTAGTTTACTAAAGCAGTTCTCATTTCAGGTGTTATTCACTTATTCCTTCTTTGAGTCTCTCCAATTAAGTACGAAGTCGTTTCTGTTATACAAGCCATTTATGCCGAAAGGCTCAAGTTAAGGAATGTAGAATGTCAAATAAAATGACTGGTTTAGTAAAATGGTTTAACGCTGATAAAGGTTTTGGCTTTATTTCTCCTGTTGATGGTAGTAAAGATGTGTTTGTGCATTTTTCTGCGATTCAGAATGATAATTTTCGAACCTTATTTGAAGGTCAAAAGGTTACCTTCTCTGTAGAGAGTGGTGCTAAAGGTCCTGCAGCAGCAAATGTCATAATTACTGATTAAAATTCATAGTTTGTCTGTATACGATAACGAAGAAGGCTGATGCCTGAGTGGAGATACAGACAGAGTGGTGAATATTGGATCTCTTTAATAAATAGTAAGGAGGTCCAATACATGAAACAATGGCCAGCATATTTGGCAATAACTTAATCAGGAAAAGTATGCTAACCATTGTGGTGAAGTGCAGGTTTGCTGCATGAATAGTTTTACAGCAGAAGCTAACTGCTGGCATAGCAAAACAAAGTGCGTAAGTGGATGACTCCCACAAAAAGTACCACAATATTAAACCCGCTCAGGCGGGTTTTTTATTATCTGCTTTAAATATGTTATTAAAATATAAAAAATACTTGTTACGAATAAAATCAATCAAGCTACAGCTTTAAGATTTGTCTGGAATACTTTGTTGCAATGAGGGCAGATCAAAAGGGCACCTTTTTGTACTCTTGAAAAACTGTGTTCTGACTCTTGGGTGCAGTTTGGGCAGGAACATTTAACGAGATAATTACGGCGTGATTTTGAGTCTTTACGTTCTGACATAGGCTTTTCCTGTATAAATGGCCGTATACAGTACACTAAATATGAAAACATATCTCGTATTATTATTTAATATATGATTTTCTTTTAAAATAATTACCCACATTTTTAATGTGTCTGTTTTTTAGCGCCGTTGAGAACAACGTTTGCTATAAAAACTAACCCATAGACTCCGATCTTTTCAAACATATTGCACCATCTGTGTACATCGGGGTGAGGATATGAAATCAATGGATAAGTTAACAACAGGTATCGCCTATGGCACATCGGCTGGTAATGCTGGTTTCTGGGCATTGCAGTTACTCGATAAAGTAACTCCGTCACAGTGGGCTGCAATCGGTGTGCTGGGTAGTCTGGTTTTTGGCCTGCTGACGTATCTGACAAACCTTTATTTCAAGATTAAAGAAGACAGGCGTAAGGTTGCGAGAAGAGAGTAATCCAATGACACAAGACTATGAACTGGTTGTGAAAGGAGTCCGCAATTTTGAGAATAAAGTGGCGGTAACTGTAGCCTTACGGGACAAAAAACGCTTTGACGGTGAAATTTTTGACCTGGACATCTCGCTGGACCGTGTTGAAGGTGCCGCGCTGGAGTTTTATGAGGCAGCAGCCAGAATGAGAATCAGACAGGTATTCCTGGATGTTGCTGCCGGGTTATGTGTAGGGGATGAGCAGTCGCCGGAAAAGCGCCCCATAATTTTAGAGGCGCAGAATGTGTGGATAACCTACAAAGGAAAGCTACCGGGAAGAATTACTGGTTCTCTGAAGACGCCACCGACGGCATTGCGGTCAGAAAAAGATGATATTGAATCGCCCATTGAAAAACTGGAGGGCAGCGTCGCTGATCTGAATAAAAAATTGTCGGTGCTGATCCCTTCTGAAGATGAAAAAAAACGCCGCGATGAGCAGTTTGCGGCGTTTTACGATTATTGCATTGAAGTTACTCGCAGGAATTTTGTGAAGATTTTTGAGGAGGGTAAATCTCTTCAGTAAGCTTAATGGCGGACGCTGCAATTAATTCAGGAAGGTCCGCAAGGTCATCTGTCAGTGGATATGATGAAAAATCGGCGGCAGTTCTGTTAAGAAGCGCTTTAACTAATTCCTTTTCCTTCTCCGGCAACAAGTTGATTAGAGCTACGACTGCTTGCCTGAGTGCGATTAAATCAGCAAAAGTTTGTTTTGGTAGATTTGTGTAATCCATAGTCACCTCTGTGTTTATCAGATTGACATCCTCCTCCCGCCAGTGCCCATCACTGGTGAGGTAAGATTTAACATATCCGGGGATTTGAAGCCGATAAATCCTGATAAATATCCATGAACGTAAAAATCAGATACAGCCTGTCGGCTGCTGTTCTGGCACTGATTGCCGCCAGTGCTCCTGCCCCTGACATTCTCGATCAGTTTCTGGATGAAAAAGAGGGGAATCACACCACTGCATACCGCGATGGCTCCGGCATATGGACCATCTGTCGGGGAGCAACGATGGTGGACGGTAAACCTGTTATTCCGGGAATGAAACTGTCGAAGGAAAAATGCGCCCAGGTTAACGCCATTGAGCGGGATAAGGCGCTGGCATGGGTGGAGCGCAATATAAAAGTTCCACTGACCGAGCCACAGAAAGCCGGTATCGCGTCATTCTGTCCCTATAACATTGGCCCTGGTAAGTGTTTTCCGTCGACGTTTTATAAGCGGCTTAATGCCGGTGATCGTAAAGGCGCATGCGAGGCGATTCGCTGGTGGATAAAGGACGGTGGACGTGATTGCCGCATTCGTTCAAATAATTGTTACGGTCAGGTTATTCGTCGTGACCAGGAGAGTGCATTAACCTGCTGGGGGATAGAACAGTGAATCAGATATTCACGGTGATTTTGCTCGTGTTGGTAGGATTTGTCGTAGGTAATGTCTGGAGCGACAGAGGATGGCAAAAAAAATGGGCGGAGCGTGATGCTGCCGAATTATCTCAAGAGGTAAATGTCCAATTTGCTGCTCGAATAATTGAACAGGGGCGAAGTATATCCCGTGATGAGGCTGTTAAAGATGCACAACAGAAAGCCGCTGAAATTTCTGCCAGGGCTGCTGATCTGTCTGATAGTGTTAACCAGCTGCGTGCCGAAGCAACAAAATATGCCATACGCCTTGACGCAGCGCAGCATACCGCAAATCTTGCCGCTGCCGTCAGAGGCAAAACAACCAAAGCCGCCGAAGGAATGCTCACCAACATGCTCGGAGATATTGCAGCAGAAGCTCAGCTTTATGCTGAAATTGCTGACAAACGCTACATCGCAGGAGTGACTTGTCAACGGATTTATGAATCTTTAAGAGATAAAAAATATCAGATGTAGATTAATATTAAATCGGATTATTTTTAGCGCTGAATGTGAAATTTAAATAAAAAGGACTCTTCCATGAGTCAAAATCCTTGAAATCTTAAGGGTAAGATAAAAGGTCATTAGACAGAATGACACGTTTTATTAATAAATAAAGCTATTGTTTCATTCGTGTGTTTTTCTTTACAAAAGTAATCCTTGCTATGGTTGGTTAATCATGCGTTAATGGTGTTCTGGTTTGTTACAAAATTATCTGAAGCAGTCATTGTTATAATTTTATTATTTGTACCTCTTGAGATTTCCTTGTTGGTTTTTCTCTCTGATATTTTTTTTCGGACCATTCTGCCCAAGGGCTAACTTCTTCAAAAGGTAATAATGATGTCTAACAAAATGACTGGTTTAGTGAAATGGTTTAACCCTGAAAAAGGTTTTGGTTTCATCACGCCGAAAGATGGTAGCAAAGATGTGTTTGTGCATTTCTCAGCTATTCAGAGCAACGATTTCAAAACGTTAACTGAGAATCAGGAAGTCGAATTTGGTATTGAGAACGGACCTAAAGGCCCTGCAGCTGTTCATGTAGTGGCACTTTGAGGTAGAAAATATTACAAACCATATTCACTTTAGATGCCCGTGTTGCCATGGTTCTCAGTATAGAACATCATCTTTTGATGTTTCTGACAGAAATCCTTTCGGGGCAAAATGTATCTTTTGTAAATCAATGATGATTACATTTGATAATATTTCACAATACTTAAATGTTAGCCATCTGTCGTTAGATTTAAGAAAGTGAAAATGAAGGCTCCTTCGGGAGCTTTTTTGCTTAGTGTCTAGTCGATGGATACTCACATATTACGGTAACATTATGAAAAAAATAATAGTTTTTTTTAACTCTGAACCAGCAATGGTAGTGCCAGTGATGACCGGAGTTAACACCATCATGCGTGAATATCCAAATGGCGAAACAACACACCTCACTGTAATGGCTGCAGGGTTTCCATCTCTGACCGGAGATCATAAAGTCATTTATGTAGCAGCGGATCGACATGTAACTTCAGAAGAAATTCTGGAAGCAGCAATGAGACTCTTGAATTGATTTGATTCTAATGCATTGATAATAAATGATAATCATCTTTATCTGTTTGTGTGAAATTTAGACCGTCGTATGTTGATTATTGCGATGTTTCATCTTATCTTTTATACGTTTGCTCCATATAATTGACACTACTGTGTACCAGGACAGTCATAACAGACTAAAAGAGGAAATGATGAACATTGAAGAGTTAAAAACAAAAACAGAAGCAGATATTTCTGAATATATAACAAAAAAAATCATTGAGCTTAAGAAAAAGACCGGGAAAGAAGTTACCAGTATCCAGTTTACTGCACGGGAAAAAATGACTGGTCTTGAAAGCTATGATATCAAGATTGATTTAATCTAGCATGTTTATAGTATTAGCATCAATTTCTCATCAGATGCTATTCAACAATACAAATTACCCATAAACCTCGTTTTTACGGGGTTTTGTTATATTTAAACATTACCGAATAGATATAAATCTCGATTGTCAATGGTATTGGTTGTGTGACAATACCTAGTCTTTCCGGTATGCCTGAAGAGAATACAAACGACAGATTATGTAAGGGAAACGCGCTGAAACTTTCACTCTTTCATGCTGAGTGATTTGACGTTATATTTTTAGCCGCAAGTGAAGAGCAAACGAATGGAGCGACAAAATGCATAAAGATCAATACACTGATGCCCCCTCCCAGGAGCAGGTTCGTGTAAAAACTATGCTTAATAGCACCATTTCGATGGGTTACCCGGATGTTGTAATTGCATGTATAGAACATCAAGTATCTCTGGAAGCATTCAGGGCAATTGAGGCCGCGTTAGTAAAGCACGATAAGAATACGAAGGATTATTCCCTGGTGGTTGACTGATCACCATAACTGCTAACCATTCTGACCATTTCACAAGTGACAGAGTCAATATCGTATTCTGTCACTGTAAGGCTAATACAGTACTGCAATTCAACTACAGCAATGCCTCGTATTTAGGTGAATTTACAATATCGTCCAGTTCGGATGCCGGCTGCATTTCTGAAGATAAGGCATTTCGGTTCGCGTATTTTCCCCTCATGCTCGTCAGTCCTGCGCGTAGTAAGAAACAGGACACTCACACTAATTTGTGTGGGCATGCTGTGATGTCCTTCTGAATTATCCCCATGCCATTATGTAACGCTCTGTTTCAGATGCTCGTCACGGTTGTCAGGCTGTCGGGTCCTCCCAGTGGGGGTCCCTGCCACGGGGCGGGAGCGTCGCGGAAAAAGGCTAGTTTTTGCATTTTTATCGGCCACCATCATCTTTGCATCTTATTGATTATTAATGGTTGTTTGTTTTTTGTATGTCGAATTGAGTGTTTTTTGTTCGACATCGAACGCGTTTTCTTAAAGTTGTTCGCACGATGCATGTTTAAAGCTCTCCGGAGGAAATATGGATCATGAGTTGAAAAACCTGGTGCTGAATATTAATCAACTGGCGGCTTTATCTGGTCTGCACCGCCAGACTGTCGTGGCAAGACTGAAAAACATTCGTCCCGCTGGTGGACATGACAAACTCAAGCTATACCGGTTGACCGATATTCTGACTGAATTTATGGGGTTACCACCGCCGGTTGCTGAGGGCGAAATGGATCCACATGAACGCAAAGCCTGGTATCAGTCTGAACGTGAGCGTCTTAAGTTCGAACAGGAAACGGCACAACTCATTCCGGCCAGTGATGTCAGACGGGAGTTTGCCATCTGGGCAAAAGCGGTCGTGCAGGTGCTGGAGACATTACCGGATATTCTGGAACGTGACTGCGGCCTGCAGCCTGCCGCTGTGAGCCGTGTTCAGTCCATTATTGATGATCTGCGCGATCAGATAGCCCTGCGGGTGACCGAAGCAGGTGCGGATGATGAGGAGGAATTACAGCAGGAGGAGTAATGCTGAATCAGGAAACCGCAAAGGCAGCACGAACCGATTCAGGTTATATCCTTCGCGCACCGAGACGAATGCGGGTTGCTGATGCCGTTGCTCAGTATATGCGGGTGCCCATGGGGGCCGGGAACTCAGTCCCGTGGGATCCGCTGGTGGCACCGTATGTTATTGAGCCGATGAACTGCCTGGCCTCGCGTGAATACGACGCAGTGATATTTGTTGGCCCGGCACGAACTGGCAAGACTATCGGCCTGATTGACGGCTGGGTGATTTACAACGTGATTTGCGATCCTGCTGATATGCTGATCATTCAGATGACGGAGGAAAAAGCCCGCGAACACTCCAAAAAACGACTTGCCAGAACGTTTCGCGTCAGCCCGGAAGTGGTCAGTCGCCTGAGTCCGAACAAAAATGACAACAACGTTTATGACAGAACATTCCTTGCTGGCAACTACCTGAAAATCGGCTGGCCGTCAGTCAATATCATGTCCTCATCAGATTATAAATGCGTGGCGCTGACGGATTATGACCGTTTTCCGGAAGATATTGATGGCGAGGGGGATGCCTTCTCTCTTGCCTCAAAACGTACCACCACATTTATGTCCAGTGGTATGACGCTGGTGGAGAGTTCCCCCGGCAGGGATGTGAAGGATGTGAAATGGCGACGGACTTCACCGCATGAGGCTCCACCAACCACGGGGATACTGTCGCTCTATAACCGTGGCGATCGCCGTCGCTGGTACTGGCCCTGTCCACACTGTGGTGAGTATTTTCAGCCCTGCGGCGATGTGGTTGCTGGTTTCCGTGATATTGCCGATCCCGTGCTGGCAAGTGAGGCGGCTTATATTCAGTGTCCTTCCTGTTCAGGACGGATTATGCCTGAACAAAAACGTGAGCTGAACGGACGTGGGGTCTGGTTGCGGGATGGTGAATCCATCAATGCGGATGGCAGTCGTTATGGTGATCCCCGACGCTCACGTATTGCGTCATTCTGGATGGAGGGTCCGGCAGCTGCTTACCAGACACTCTCGCAACTCGTTTACAAACTGCTTGCTGCAGAACAGGAATACGAGACAACCGGAAGTGAAGAAACACTCAAGACGGTTATCAATACCGACTGGGGATTACCTTATCTTCCCCGTGCCAGCATGGAGCAACGAAAAAGTGAACTGCTTGAGCAGCGGGCAGAGCCAGTTCCTTCCCGCAGTGTGCCGGATGGCGTTAATTTCCTGGTGGCGACAGTTGATGTGCAGGCGGGACGTCATCGCCGTTTTGTGGTTCAGGTAACGGGCTATGGCAGCCGTGGCGAACGCTGGATTATTGATCGTTACAACATCACGCAGTCATTGCGCGGTGACAGCGACGGGGAGAGCCAGCGAATTGATCCGGCCAGCTATCCGGAAGACTGGGATGTCCTGCTGACGGATGTTTTTCATAAAAGCTGGCCGCTGGCCTCCGATCCTTCTCAACAAATGCGACTGATGGCAATGGCGGTGGACTCCGGCGGTGAAGACGGGGTCACTGATAATGCCTATAAATTCTGGCGTCGTTGCCGTCGTGATGGCCTTGGTAAACGTATTTACCTGTTTAAGGGCGACAGCATCCGGCGCGCAAAACTGATCACCCGTACATTCCCTGATAACACCGGACGAACGGGCCGACGGGCGCAGGCCGCAGGTGATGTACCGCTCTGGCTTCTTCAGACGGATGCCCTGAAAGACCGGGTGAATAACGCGTTATGGCGTGACTCGCCAGGTCCCGGCTATGTGCATTTCCCTGACTGGCTGGGGAGCTGGTTTTACGACGAACTGACGTATGAAGAGCGGAGCAGTGACGGGAAATGGAGTAAGCCGGGTCGCGGTGCCAACGAAGCTTTTGACCTGATGGTGTATGCCGAGGCTCTGGTCATTCTGCATGGATACGAAAAGATCCGCTGGCCGGATGCACCGGAGTGGGCGAGCCGGGAAACCTGGCTGGAGTGTGTCCCGGACAGTACCGAACCGTCACCCACACCGGAACCGGTATCCACGCCTGTTAAAAAACAAAAACGGAAGAAAACAGTAACTGACGATGTTAACCCCTGGCTGACTTCCGGAGGATGGTTATGAACCAGAATGATATCGAAGCCATGATTCAGCGTTATACGGAAGCTGAAATGGCGGTGCTGGACGGAAAATCCGTCACCTTTAATGGTCAGCAGATGACCATGGAAAACTTATCTGAGATCCGGCAGGGACGGCAGGAGTGGGAGCGCCGCCTTGCGGCTCTGATTACACGACGACGGGGGCATCCCGGGTACCGGCTTGCGAGGTTCTGATGGCAATTCTTGATGATGTGATTGGCGTTTTTTCACCAGGATGGAAAGCGGCAAGGCTGCGTTCCCGTGCGGTGATCCAGGCTTATGAGGCCGTAAAAACGACGCGGACACACAAAGCCCGGCGGGAAAACCGAACTGCCGACCAGTTAAGCCAGTACGGGGCCGTGTCGTTACGTGAGCAGGCCCGTTACCTTGATAACAACCACGATCTGGTCATTGGTGTATTTGACAAGCTGGAAGAACGGGTGGTGGGGAAAAACGGGATTATTGTCGAGCCACATCCGGTATTACGCAATGGGGCCATTGCCCGTGATCTGGCAGCGGAGATACGCACCCGATGGAGTGAATGGTCTGTCAGTCCGGAAGTCACCGGGCAGTTTACCCGTCCGATGCTGGAACGTCTGATGTTGCGTACCTGGCTGCGCGATGGTGAGGTGTTTGCCCAGATGGTTTCCGGGCGCATAAACAGCCTGACGCCTTCTGCCGGTGTTCATTTCTGGCTGGAGGCGCTCGAGCCGGACTTTATTCCCATGACCAGTGATGAGAGCAACAGGCTGAATCAGGGCGTGTTTGTTGATGACTGGGGGCGTCCCGAAAAATATCTGGTGTATAAAAGCCGTCCCGTATCCGGACGGCAGATGGAAACCAAAGAAGTGGATGCAGAGCGAATGCTGCATCTTAAATTTGTTCGCCGTCTGCACCAGATGCGCGGGACGTCTTTGTTGTCCGGTGTGCTGATCCGCCTCAGTGCCCTGAAAGAGTATGAAGATTCTGAGCTGACTGCAGCAAGGATCGCCGCTGCTCTGGGGATGTACATCCGGAAAGGCGACGGGCAGAGCTATGAACCGGATGGTAATGGCAGCAAGGATAAGGAACGCGAGCTTACCATTCAGCCAGGCATTATTTACGACGATCTGAAACCCGGCGAAGAAATCGGAATGGTGAAGTCGGATCGCCCCAATCCTAATCTTGAAACTTTTCGTAATGGTCAGTTGCGTGCCGTGGCGGCGGGCAGTCGTCTGAGTTTTTCCAGTACAGCGCGCAACTATAACGGCACTTACAGCGCCCAGCGTCAGGAGCTGGTTGAATCCACTGATGGCTACCTGATCCTGCAGGACTGGTTTATTGGTGCCGTCACCCGCCCGATGTATCGTGCCTGGCTGAAACAGGCTGTGGCATCCGGTGTTATCAGGCTACCCCGCGATCTTGATCGTTCTTCACTGTATACCGCGGTGTATTCCGGACCGGTGATGCCGTGGATTGACCCTGTTAAGGAGGCTGAGGCCTGGAAAATTCAGATTCGTGGTGGAGCGGCGACAGAATCAGACTGGGTACGTGCAGGTGGTCGTAATCCAGATGATGTCAAACGTCGGCGCAAGGCCGAAATTGATGAAAACCGCAAGCTGGATCTGGTATTTGATACCGATCCGGCCAGTGATAAAGGAGGCAGCAGTGCCGCAACGAAACGACAGGAGCCGCAGCACACCGACGACCAGTCCGAAGAATAATTCCTGGTTCAGGATGCAGGCAGGTCACCAGAGTGACGCGGATATTTATATTTATGACGAGATTGGTTTCTGGGGTGTTACGGCGAAGCAGTTTATCAGTGATCTGAATGCACTGGGCGATATCACCCACATTAATCTCCATATTAATTCACCGGGTGGCGATGTCTTTGAAGGCATCGCCATTTTTAATGCACTGAAAACACATGGTGCGTCCATTACCGTTTATGTCGACGGTGTGGCGGCGTCAATGGCGTCGGTCATTGCGATGGTGGGAAACCCGGTCATTATGCCGGAAAACTCCTTCATGATGATTCATAAACCATTTGGCTTTACGGGCGGTGATGCGGAGGACATGCGCACCTATGCCGACCTGCTCGATAAAGTTGAGGCGGTTCTGTTACCCGCTTATGCACAGAAAACCGGGAAAACCACCGATGAAATTGCTGCCATGCTGGCGGATGAGACCTGGATGTCCGGTGCCGAATGTCTGGCACAGGGATTTGCTGATCAGGTGACACCAGCCGTTAAGGCAATGGCATGTATTCAGTCAAAACGTACAGAGGAATTTAAAAAGATGCCGGAATCCATTACG